TGCTTCAGCATTTAATTCATTAGCAGTATCCGAACCAGTTATAACTCTATTATCTGCATTATTGTTTATTACTGCATGAGCACCTTTAGTACCTTTTTCACCTTTCTGACCTTTATCACCTGTAGTACCTTTTTGACCCTTATCTCCAATGTCACCAGTTCTAGCAAAAGTTACTATTAAATCTTCATTATTAGAAAATATTCCAGCACCAGCACAATCCCCACTTATATTATCTATTATTACTTTATGATATCCAGTTGCTTCTACACTTGATCCAGTAATAGAAAACATTGCAAAATCATCACCATTTAACTTATTAGATATTCTTACATGTCCTTTAAGTGTTGATGTTGAATCATCAATAGTTCTTAAATAAGATTCAATATTTGTATTTGTATCACCACCATCAACATCATCAATAAACAATCTAGTTGCAGTAGATACTGCTCCAGTATTAAATGCTAATTTACCTGCACCAGGATCTGCATCTGATGTTGAATCATTAAACTTATATTCAAAAGTTACTCCACCAAAGTTTCCTTCTTGTCCTTTCTCCCCCTTATCATTTTGTTCTCCTTTTTGCCCTTTCTGTCCATCTTCTCCTTTCTGACCTTTTTGAGGTTCTCCTTTCTGACCTTTTACGGATTCACCTTTTTGACCTTTATCATTCTGTTCCCCTTTCTGCCCTTTAGTTGCTGCTTGTCCCTTTTGACCTTTAGCACCTGGATCTGGCACTCTTCTCCAAGCATATCCATTCCACTGCCATACTCTATTACCCAATGTATAGGTATCGCCGTTGTTAGGATTATCTGGAAAATTTATTGCCATATATGAATATACTTTTTTGATTATTTAGTTAGATTCTACGTAGTACCAAGTTACGGCGACTCTCTTTTTCCCTCTATGAACTTCTTCCCCTGAATGGGGAAAACACCAATTTGAGGGAAAAATTAATCCATATCCTGGTGATGGTTTAAATAAGGTATGATGAAATGCAGTTCCCCCACCAATCTCTGATTCTTTTAAATAAATTATTACAGATATTTGTCTATGGTATTCTTTTAAATTGGGAAGTATCGCTGCATCATGATGAAATTTATATTGCTGTCCTTTAGTATATTCTAATACTTGTATAGACTCTCTCCAAGATTTTGTTCTAACTCCACCAGGAACAGGATAATAACTAAAATTCTCATGTATATTAATAACCCTTCTTCTATATTCATCTAAAGCATTATTCATACAAGAATGTAACAATTTACATTCATCAACATCTTCACTTAAAAAAGTCCCCGTACTGGATCGAACATTAGTATCAACCTGTGTATACTCATCTTCTTTTCCAGCAAAAACATTATTTGTTTCAAATGTTAAAGTGTCAATGTAATTGTTAATTATATCAAGTTGAGAATCATCAAGAAATTTGATGATCTGTATCAAATCATTCATTATGAAGGTTTTGTAGGCCAAGAAGAGTGTGAGTGATTGTCTGCTAATGCTTTTGCTGTTAAATTAGAATCTGCTGATATAGTTGCTGGAATATCCCTTAATGCCTGACGATATGTTGCCCACTCAGTTTTCTTACTAGAAGATAGTGGAGAATCACTACCTTGAGTCCAATCAGATTGAGTTAATAAAATATTTCTATAACCCTTTACTTCATCTAAATGATCTCTTGCTGCTTCTATTGCATTTGCTTGAGCAGTTTTTTCAGAAGCATGATCAGTAATTGCTTGCGAATATATTCCTAAACTTGTAATTGTCTCATTTCCCTTTGTAGGTACTGTTCCTGCAGTTTGTCTATATTCAATCCAACCCTTACTTGTATCAGTATCCCAATTTACTGCCCAAACATCAGTAGGTATCCAAGATATATCAGTATGAGTAACTGTAATAGCCTCATTATCATAAATGATTAGATTATCTTCAGCAATAATTGTTAACTTAGGCATCTATCTCTCCAGTTATGTTTTTAATTTCTCTAGATTGATTTAATTTTTCTTTCATTTCATTCTTATATATCTCTTGTGCTTGCAAACTTACTTTTACAGTTTCATTTCTAAAGGATTCTACAGCAGCACCAGTTTGTCGTTGCATTTGCGAATTTTCAACTAATAACATAGGAACCCACTTAATAGCACAATCCCACTCATCAACTTCTTCTCCAGTATTTGGATTCATACCACGAACCTGAGTAAACCAAGAACACTGTAAACCAATACAATCTTTATTAATTAATGGGCAGAATTTACCTGCTTCAATTTTCATTATATCAATTCTTTGAGCATATTATAACATCAACATACTGAACTCGCAAGTCAACACTACCAGAACTACTAACACTAACAGTATCACTATCAGATCCAGATCCAGAGAATGTTGCACCACTATGATCGTGACTACCTAGTGGATGTAAGTATATTGCGTGATGGTGAGATCCATTTGATCCCTTACTATTAACGTTAGGTTGTCCTGAAGAACCAGCATTTCCAGTATCAGCAATACCATATTGTCCACCAGAAGTACCAAGAGGAGCATGATATTGATGATTGTGTGATGGTAGGTCTGCTAAAACTGATGCGTGTTGATCTGTTACTACATTCAAATGACCTAGATTTTTTGAAGGAATAGTACCAGTAGTACCACTAACACTAATACTAATACTAGCAGTTCCAGATCCACTAACACTAATACTTTTGTTCTCAAAAGTACTGGTAAATGAATTATTACCACCAGTACCACCACCAGATCCACTTACAACTCTAAGTGCTTTATTATTATTTGAAGTTGATTTTGTCCATCCAGTAGGAGCAGAAGACTGATAAAATATCATCACAGATCCTGTAGGAACACTTGCTGATGGAGTAGATGGAAAATTAGTAAACTCTAATCCATTCTCAGAAGAATTAACCTTAACAGTTTTACCTGCCTGACTACTATAAGAACTTGGATCAACATCACTTAAATTTAAAAAGGTATTACTTCCTGGTGGTCCTGGTGGTCCTGCTTGTGAACTAGGTTCTCCTTTCTGTCCTTTTACAGGCTCACCTTTTTGTCCCTTAGTTGAATTATCTGCACCTGTTTGACCTTTCTGACCTTTTTGAGGTTCTCCTTTCTGACCTTTTATGGGTTCACCTTTTTGACCTTTTTGACCTTTCCCTCCTTTTACACCAGAAGATGGATCCTTTTTCCATACAGTTCCATTCCAAATCCAAGTAATACCATTCTCAGTATGAGTATCATTAGTGTTAGGACTATTTGGAAAATCAAATGCTGCCATTTAAAGTATTACCATTATATTAGTATTTAGATTGTAGTTCCATATCCTATTTGAGGTATCCACATTTTAGTAGTATCCCCAGATGTGGTTCCAACACCAACACCTTCACTATTGTATTTCCAACCTATACTTCCCTCTGTTGAAGCTACTCCAACAAATCCAGTATCTGGTCTCCACTTACTGGTGTCTCCATCCCATTCTACTGAATTGTCAACAATATTAGTTGTTGTGTCTATGATTTGATAACTAGCCATTTTTTTACATTTTATTATAATTATACCACAACAACTCTACATTCTCCTCTACCACCTGTGCCGCCACCGCCGCCACCGCCGCCGCCACGAACAGAACCATTACTTCCATTACCAGCACCACCATCTCCTCCTCCACCATAAGCATTTCCACCAGACTGACTACTACTATTCTTTCTTCCACCACCACCAGCACCACCTAACCAGGCATCACCACCAGCGTGATGTCCTGCCCATCCACCGCCGCCGCCACCGCCGCCATTACCACCAATACCAACCTCTGGAGAATTACCACCACTAGGTTCATCTCCTCCTCCAGCAGCAGCACCTGTTCCAACTCCAAATACTGCTCCACCAGCTCCTCCATTACCACCTAGATTACTATAGTTATTAGAATAACCACCTTGTCCACCTCTTACAGAATAATCATTACTACCAAATTTTGTTCTTCCACCAGATCCACCACGTCCTCCATTACTACCTCCTCCTCCACCTGATCCAATAGTTACCGCAACTGTACTTCCTAATTCACTAAATGGAATAGTACATTGCAAATAACCGCCGCCACCGCCGCCACCTTTATAATCACCGCCGTTGCCGCCACCGCCACCGCCAGCCCATAGATAAACAATAGCCATAGTACCTACAGATGGTTTAGTCCAAGTTCCAGATGATGTAAAGGTTTGAACGTCAGTACTAGAAGCACCATGAATAGTATAACCACTTATTGATAAATTATCTCCAAGTTTCAAATATCTTAATTTACCTTGACTATCATCCCAGAATGGAATTCTATCCTCTCCAGGATCATCAGCACTAAAAACACCACTACCAATACTAAAAACATCATCCGTAGTAGTATTAGTACTCATTGATGCATTTGATCCTGCAGGACCTTGTGCTCCTTGTTGCCCTTTTTGTCCTTGTGGACCTTGTGGACCTTGAGTACCCTGACCACCTTGTGATCCTTGAGCACCTTTCTGACCTTGAGCACCTTTTTGTCCTTGTGGACCTTGACCACCTTGACCACCCTGACCACCTTGTGCTCCTTGTTGCCCTTTTTGACCTTGTGGACCTTGAGCACCTTGAGCACCTTTTTGTCCTTGTGGACCTTGACCACCAGGACCTTGTGCTCCTTGTTGCCCTTTTTGACCTTGTGGACCTTGAGCACCCTGACTACCCTTGTTACCTTGTGGACCTTGCGATCCTTGTGGTCCTTGACCACCTTGTGGTCCTTGAGCACCTTGTTGCCCCTTTTGACCTTGAGTACCCTGACCACCTTGTGATCCTTGAGCACCCTGTTCTCCTTTTTGACCTTTTAAAACAGAAGATGATAAATCTTCTATGGATACTTCAGTATAAATGTTAGGAGGATTTCCATCATTAGAACC